GGGAAGGTTTCTATGAATTTAACGGAGATAGCTTGGCCCGTGTTCAAGCTGGGTGATAAGAAGCCAACTCAGCTTGATGGGTTGGTATTCTATCATACACACTATGTAGACGAGGGTAATGTGGAAAGCTACACTGTTAAAATTGTAGATGACCAGAATTTAACCCAATCTTCGCTAGGTTTACGTCGCCTAGCCTTAAAGACTGACGGCGTGGACCTTTTCCCAATACGCACGGCTATTTATTTCTTAGCAGACTTAGTTAAATTAGCAAAGTCTACTACGTGGTTCATTGATAGTACCGGACGGGTATTCCAGTACGAAAAAAATACCCGCGCCAAACTGACAACAAAGAAGATAAAACAAGTTTTACCTGCGGATGGTATAGGGTGTGTGATTGAATTAGAAGGTATTAGTTCTAGATTCAAATCTTTACGTCGCCCTAGCGAAACTGAATCCTATGCACGAGTTCTAAAAATGGATATGAGTTATATATTTTACGGCTTTTGTGAAGAAGTTAAGCCCGATAGTTGGAGAATGGTTTAATGCCAAAAGCAGTAATATCAAACCGTATTTACATGGATAATCCTGGTGTAGAGCATACCAAGTTAGTTATCAAAGAACTTACCTATAAAATCAAAAAAGATACTGGGTCTAAAAAGTTTGCTACGATTGAGACTATTAAGAATTATAAAGTGTTGCCAAAGGGCATACTAAGTATTCCTCAAGGTCGGCTAGATTTAATACCCGAAGACTATGAAATCATTGATAAACGAGTGCTTGAGGATGTACCTTTCCCAACGCCTAAATATCCTCTACGACCCGAGCAACAAGTTGTTTATGACCCAATCGACGACACCTGCTTTATCAATGCCCTTGTGGGATGGGGAAAGACTTTTACAGCCCTACACCTGGCACATAAGTTCGGACAAAAAACTCTTGTTATCACCCACACAGCAGCTCTCCGAGACCAGTGGTGTGAGGAAGTCGAAGTCCTATTCGGGATACAACCCGGAGTTATTGGTGGTGGACGAATGGACTACGCCGACCACTTTATTACAGTGGCCAACATCCAAACCCTGGCTAAGCATAGTGCAGATTTGGCTAAGAGTTTTGGGACTATTATCTTGGACGAGGCACACCACTGTCCTGCCACTACATTTGCACAAACAGTGGATGCTTTCCATGCACGATACCGAATAGCCCTTAGTGGCACAATGATTCGCAAAGACGGTAAGCATATACTGTTTCGTGACTACTTTGGTCCACTAGTGTACAAGCCACCACAATCGCATACACTTACCCCTACTGTTCACATAGTTAAGAGTGGTATTACTCTAAAACCTGGAGCTCCTTGGGTAGAAAAAGTAACGGAGTTACTAGAGTCTGAGAAATACAGATTCTTTATTGCAGACATAGCTAGGATGCATATTAGTAGTGGGCATTCGGTTCTGATTATTGCAGATCGAGTAGAGTTTTTACATAAAATCAAGGAATATATTGGTGATGATTGCGCGGTTGTTACAGGCGACACAGAGTTTGAAGAGCGACAGCTTGTCAAACAACAAATCCTTAGCGGAGAGAAAAAAGCCATTGCTGGCTCTAGGCAAATCTTCTCAGAGGGCATTTCTATTAACAACCTATCCTGCGTCATACTTGCCGCCCCAATGAGCAACGATAGCTTGCTAGAGCAAATTGTTGGGCGAGTACAGCGTATGCATGAGGGTAAATTAGATCCTCTAGTAGTTGATATTAACTTTGCAGGATATGCAGATAAAAAGCAAAACAACGATCGTCTAGCGCTTTATTTGCGTAAGGGATGGCAGGTAATAACAGCATGATAAATTTACACTTGTCATGTACTGGTCATTATGATATAATATAGTCTGAGTTCGAGATATGGCACTCTTTTTTAACCTAGGAATACTGGAAGCAGAATCACAGTGTGACCCTAAAGCAATGTTATCTATGTTAGAGAGGCATTTTAGTAAAAAGTTAATACCGAAAAACCGCAGTGACCGAATTAATTATCGCAACTTATCCGGAAACAGCTTTATACTAAATGCCGCTCCTCTTTTTCGTGAAACTTGTGATGATGCGTTTAAAGCGCAGTATATCCGACTAGCAGGAAGGCGAGACTATAGTTTATATAAATTTTACAAAGTTACCTACTTAGACCTAAGTTACTTCAAGGATATTGATTTAGATACTATAAAGAATAATCCTCTGCTCGAAATTAAAACAAACAAAATACACTTCAAATACGAGAACTAAAAATGGCAATTTCATTTAAAAACACAAAAGGCAAAGCACAATCTAATAAAGTTGAGGCTTACGAATACAAAGACGGTGAAAACACTGTTCGATTGGTTGGTGGAGTCCTTCCTCGCTATATCTATTGGCTTAAAGGCGCTAATAATAAAGATATTCCAGTAGAGTGCTTGGCTTTTAGTCGTGATAAAGAAAAATTCGATAACGTAGAAAAAGATCACGTACCTGCTTTCTTTCCTGACCTTAAATGCTCATGGTCGTACACAGTTAACTGTATCGATCCAAAAGATGGTAAAGTAAAAGCTCTAAACCTCAAGAAGAAATTATTCGAGCAAATCGTATCTGCCGCTGAAGACTTGGGAGACCCCACTGACTTCGATACAGGTTGGGACGTTGTGTTTAAGCGTACAAAAACAGGCCCACTAGCCTTTAATATTAGCTACGACCTGAGTGTGTTGCGTTGCAAACCACGTAAACTGTCTGATGAAGAACGCGCTGCTGCCGAAGCCGCAAAGTCCATTGATGAAAAGTACCCACGCCCAACTGAAGTAGAAGTTCTAGCACTGTTGGAGAAAATTACAACTAACACTGACGACAGCGAAGCAGGTGACGAATCTGCTCAAGAAGCTGTTAAAGAACTAGGTTAATTAACACATAGCCCGCTAAACGTAAAAGCTTAGCGGGCTATTTTGTCTGATAAAACATGAAAATATTATTCACAGCAGACGTACACATTAAATTAGGTCAAAAGAATGTCCCAGTAGCTTGGGCTAAAAACAGATTTCAAATGTTTATTGACCAGTTTGCGGAAATGCAGGCTGATGCAGACTTAGTTATTATTGGTGGGGACGTATTTGATCGACTGCCTACAATGGATGAAGTCGAGCTTTATTTTGATTTTGTTGAGTCCTTTACAAAGCCAACGTTAATTTATCCTGGTAATCACGAGATGTTAAAGAAAGATACTACTTTCTTGACAAATCTGAAAAAAGCTACAAACCGACTGAATTCATTAGTAACTGTAGTTGACGACTACTATGAAGACACAGAGTTTGGCGTAGATATTATACCATATAACAAACTAAAAGATTACGAAAAGAATGGGCGCGTGTTTAGCGGGCGTATTCTATGTACCCATGTTCGTGGAGAAATTCCACCACACGTTAAACCAGAAGTAGACTTGGATATATTCAACAACTGGAACTTGGTACTAGCAGGCGACTTACATAGTTATGAAAACTCTCAGCGCAATATTCTTTATCCTGGCAGCCCTTATACTACTAGTTTTCACCGTGGACGAGTCGATACTGGCGCTATTATCCTTGACGTTGATAGTCTCAGTCATGAGTGGAGGAAATTCAACCTCCCACAACTACTCAAAAAGACCATTACGGCTGAAGAGGCCTCCGCCTCCGCCAATGCCACCGACTTTGACCACACAATCTATGAAGTGCAGGGGGACATGCAAGAACTCGGAGAGTTGCAAGATTCAGAGCTGATTGCTAGTAAAGTTATAAAAAGAGACTCAGATAGCGCACTAATGCTAGACCCTGAAATGTCTCTGGATGCGGAAGTTAAAGAGTATTTAACTTATATATTAGAACTACCAGAACCAACTATTGATAGGGTTCTACAGGAGATGCAAAATCATGCAGAAAAGCTCAATTAAATCGGCTGAAGTATGGTCTCAAACCAACTGTCCCGCTTGCATAGAAGCAAAACGTTTACTAGATGTACTAGGTGTATCTATTGATGAACGTATGTTAGGAATTAATGGATATACTAAAAAAGACTTAATTGAAAAAGTTCCTAATGCTCGTAGTGTTCCACAGATATTCCTAGATGGAAAATATATTGGTGGATTGCTGGAGCTAAAACAGAAATTAGCAAATGATAACAATAAAAACACTGAGTTGGTCTAACGCATTTAGTTACGGTACAGATAATACTATTGACTTTTCCGCAGCACAACTTACCCAGTTAGTTGGAAAAAATGGTCACGGTAAGAGCTCCATTGCACTAGTACTTGAAGAAGTGCTATTTAATAAGAATTCCAAGTCTATTAAAAAAGCAGATATTCTTAACCGATACATTAAAGATAAGTCGTACTCTATATCCCTAGTATTTGATAAAGACGGTACTGAGTATCGTATAGAGACAAAACGAGGCACTGCTCAGACAGTTAAGCTATATAAAAATAGCGTAGATATTAGTGCACATACAGCTACACAAACATACAAAAATATTGAAGAAATACTTGGATTTGACCATAAAACCTTTTCACAAATTGTTTACCAGTCAAATGCTTCAAGTCTAGAATTTTTAACAGCACCTGATACTGCTCGTAAAAAGTTTCTAATTGAAATCCTAAATTTAGGCAAGTATACGCAAGCACAAGAAGTATTTAAAGAAACAGCGCAAGAGCTATCAAAAGATATTGCTCAAGTGCAGTCACAAGTTAATACTGTAAATGCTTGGTTAGACAAATATGCAAAAACTGATCTTACTCCTCAAGAGTTAGTAGAAGTAGAAACAGTTGATGCTGAACAACTAGTAGAACTTGATAAACTCAATAGTAGTATTACTAATATTGAGTCTACAAATAAAAAGATTACACAAAATAATACTTACAAACAGATTCAAGGTAAGCTAAAGCTATTCCCTATTCCAGAAAAGCCTACTGCAGACCCTAAGCCGTTGCGAGTAGAAGCTTCTACACTAAGTACCGAATCGGTAGAATTATCCAAAACTATCCGGGATTCTCAAGCATTTGTTAAGAAAATTGGAGCACTGCATGGCACCTGCCCTACTTGTTTACAAGAAATTGACGAAACAAAAATTGCTGAGTTAGTGGCTGAACAGAACATTATTCAGGTTACTGCAAGTACACGAAATAGTGAAATTACAGCAAGACTAGGTGAGCTTGAATTACTTACTAATAATATTGCTACTGAAGTGAAGTCCTGGGAAGAAGCTAATAAAGCTAAGGACGAATGGGAAAAGTATCATGCACTAATTGACGAGTCTATTCAAGAAGACTTACTTGATAAGAATGAGCTAGAGTCTAAGTTTATAGCACTTCAAAAAGGTATAACAACTTTAAAAGCCGCTATTGCCAAAGCCGAAAAAGCTAACTTAGCTGCTAGTGCACATAATGCCAAAGTAGAGACTATCTCTAAGCAGATGGTTGAAATGAACGAAGAGCTAGAAACTTATAGCAATAAACTGCATGAGTTATCTGAGCGCATGAGTATTATAAATGTACTCACAAAGACGTTTTCTACTACTGGCTTAGTGGCGTATAAAATCGAGTGTTTGGTAAAAGACTTAGAAGAAATAACCAATAAGTACTTAGTTGAACTAAGTGACGGTAGATTTCAGATTGCTTTCAGAGTAAATGCATCTGATAAGTTAAATGTCGTTATTACTGATAACGGCAAAGACATAGAAATGTTGGCACTTAGCGGCGGAGAGCGTGCTAGGGTTAACGTAGCGACACTACTAGCCATACGTAAACTAATGCAAACCCTATCTAGTTCTAGAATTAATCTACTTATTCTAGACGAGACAGTAGAAGCATTAGATATAGATGGCAAAGAGCGTCTAATTGAAGTTTTATTGCGAGAAGAACATCTAAATACCTTTTTAGTGTCTCACGGTTTCAGCCATCCACTACTAGAAAAAGTTAATGTGGTAAAAAGCAATAATATATCACAAATAGAGGTATAATTATGATTAAAATCGAACGAATCCAGGCTATCAAGCCAACTATTGAGCGTAATGGTGCTCGTCAGCCAGTAACACCAAATATGGTAGTTACTCAAGCTGAGCTAGAAAGTTTAACAGCAGAATCTGGGTCTATCATGTATAGCGTAGACGAGTTAGAGGTAAAAACTGTGGAATTTCAACCCGCAGCACCTGTTAAAGCACCAGCCCCTGTTAAAGCACCAGAGCCACCAGCAGCAGCAGTTGTTGAAGTACCTGCCAAGCCAATTGTACAGCCTGCACGTAAAGCTACCAAAGAGTAATGGTCGTAGACGCAAGAGCTAAAGGAGCACGTACTGAAACAACAGTACGTGATCTTTTAAAAAAACATACCAATTTAGGGTGGGAGCGTGTACCTGGTAGTGGCGCTCTTGACCCTAAACATTTGCTAAAGGGCGACTTATACGTACCTGGGCGAACTAACCTTTGGTGTGTAGAAGTTAAAGGTTACGCAGAAGACCACCTTACTTCACATCTACTTACTTCAAAAACTCCGCAGCTAGTTGAGTTTTGGGAACAAACTACTCGTCAGGGTACTCAAGTAGGTAAAAAGCCACTACTAATATTTAAGTTTGACCGAAGCAAGGTATTTGTAGCGTTCGACGAAATGCCTAATAGCCAAAACTACCGTTGTATATACTATAACCATGAATCGCACGAGTTTTATGTAGCTCTACTAGAAGATTGGTTAAAGTGGGAGCAACCTCAATTTGTTACTTGATTTAAATAGCTTATTAGTGTATAATATACACTTAACCACAAAGAATACACTATGAGTATTACATTTAAAAAAGCCACAGAATCAAACAATACACTACTGGTTGTTGATGCATTAAACCTAGCTTTTCGATATAAGCACAGTGGCGCTACTGATTTTGCTACTGACTATATTCGTACAGTAGATAGTCTTAAAAAATCCTATAAAGCGTCGCACGTTATTATTACTTGTGACCAGGGTAGTAGCTCGTATCGTAAAGCACTTAGCCCTGAGTACAAGCAAAATCGTAAAGACAAGCAAGAACAGCAAACTGATGCAGAACGTGCAGCTTTTGAGCTTTTCTTTGAAGACTTCTTAGCAACAATTGCCACTATCGAATCTACTACAAGTTACCCAGTACTTAAGTTTCAAGGCGTGGAAGCTGACGACATTGCAGCTTACATTGTATCGCAAAAGTCTAAATTGAGCACAGATGACATTTGGCTTATCTCTAGTGATCGAGACTGGGACTTGCTTGTAGGTCCGGGTGTATCACGATTTAGCTACGTTACCCGCAAAGAAGTCACACTAGACAACTGGAATGACCACTATGACTTTAATCCAGAAGATTACATTAGTATTAAGTGCCTTACAGGTGACACTGGCGATAATGTGGCTGGAGTTCCCGGCATTGGGCCCAAGCGTGCCGTGGCTCTTGTTAATGAATACGGTAGCAGTTATGATATTATTGCTAATATTCCTATTGCCGGTAAATACAAGTATATCCAAGAACTAAATAAGTGCAAAGACACCTTAATGCTTAACTATCAGCTAATGGACTTGGTAACACACTGTCGCGAAGCCATTGGTGCTGATAATATTCAAGTAATTGACGAAACCCTACAAATTTACCTAAAATGAGCCATTTTTTAAACATTAACCGAGATTACGACCACAGTCGTGGTGTACCCATCAAGCAAGAGCTGGAGTGTCAAGTACAGCCTGGAGCACAGCTACCAAAACGTGCACATGCCAGTGACGCCGGAGCAGATTTGTTTTCATATGAAAATTGTGAAATCTATCCGGGAGAACAAAAACTTGTTGATACGGGTATAGCGATAAAAATTCCAGAAGGCTATGGAGGCTTTATTTTCAATCGCAGCTCGCAAGGGAAAAAAGGCATTACAATCCCTCATAGTGTTGGCGTAATAGATGCTGACTATCGTGGAAATTTAAAAGTTTTGCTAAAAAATATTGGCGAAGACCCTTATAAAATCGAGACTGGTGATCGAATTGCTCAGCTGGTTATTATGCCAGTGTTGCTACCAGAATTCAAAGATATTTGGAATGACACACAACGTGGTACTGGCGGATTTGGCAGTACCGGACAATAAATAGAAAGATACTTAATGACAGCAGTTTCAACACGAGCACAAGTAATTACACGTCGTACATATAATCGCCCTACTTCAGACGACGGAAAACAATTTGAAACATGGCAAGAAACAGTTGCCCGTGTTATCGATCACCAAGAGTGGTTGTGGGCACGAGCAGTCGGACGCGACTTAAACGACGTAGAGTATGCAGAGCTTTATGATCTTGAGCAGCTAATGCTAGATCGTAAAGTATTAATGAGTGGTCGTACGCTTTGGCTTGGTGGAACTAATGTTGCTAAAACTCGCGAAGCATCGCAGTTTAATTGCTCATTTACACACGTTGAAACAATTTATGACGTAGTAGATGTACTATGGTTGCTGCTACAAGGTTGTGGTGTAGGTTTCAAGCCGATTGTTGGTACGCTAAACGGCTTTTCAAAGCCTATTAAAAATATTCGTGTAGTACGTAGTACTCGTACTACCAAAGGTGGTAACGAGGCTAATAGTGAATGGTTTGATGCTGAAACTAAAACTTGGACAATTCAGGTCGGAGATAGTGCAGAAGCTTGGGCAAAGTCTATTGGCAAGCTCATTGCGGGTAAGTATCCTGCTGATACTCTGGTACTTGATTTTTCACAGCTACGCCCTGCCGGTGAAAGGCTAAAAGGTTATGGATGGATTAGCTCTGGTGATGCAGCAATTAGTACAGCTTATGTTGCTATCGCCAATATACTTAATGGTCGTGCTGATAGCTTGCTTACTCGCATGGACATTCTTGATATTGTTAATCATCTGGGTACCATTCTTTCTAGTCGCCGCAGTGCTGAAATCGCACTTTTTGACTACGACCAACCGGAGTGGGAAGAGTTCTCAGTAGCCAAAAAAGACTGGTGGTTGCACAATAACGCACACCGTACTCAATCTAATAACTCGCTAGTATTTAAAAAGAAGCCACTTAAGTCCGATCTAGAAAAGATCTTTGGATTAATGACAGAAGCTGGCGGAAGTGAACCAGGATTTATCAATGAAGTTGAAGCACTCCGACGCGCTCCATGGTTTAAGGGAGCCAATCCATGCGTTGAAATCTTACTCGGTAACAAGGCTTTCTGTAACCTTACCGAAACTGATATTGCCAAGTTCAAAGGCGACACAGCCGGTTTGCACAACGCTATACGACTGGCAGCTCGTGCCAACTACAGACAAACCTGTGTTAACCTTCAGGACGGCATTCTTCAGGAATCTTGGCATCTTAACAACTATTTCCTACGACTTTGCGGTGTAGGCTTAACTGGTATCGCTATGCGTCCAGATATGGGTAGTTATGATTATGAGTACTTAAAGCGTACAGCTACTGGCGCAGCTATTGGCATGAGTCAAGAGCTCGGATTACCAGCCCCTAAGAATGTAACTTGTATCAAGCCTAGTGGCACACTGAGCAAGATTATGGATACAACTGAGGGTGTTCATAAGCCTCTAGGAAAGTATATTTTCAATAATGTTCAATTTAGTAAACATGACCCGGTGGTTGAAAAACTACGTCAAGCGGGTTACCGTGTTATTAATCATCCTGTTGATGATTCTGGAGTGCTTGTTACGTTTCCGGTAATGTGGGACGGAGTTCCATTCGATAAAGTTGATGGCAAGGAAGTTAACATCGAGTCTGCTATTGTGCAACTTGAGCGTTATAAACTGCTACAAACTTCATGGAATCAACAAAACACATCAGTAACTATTAGCTATGATCCAAGTGAGATTCCTGCAATTATTGATTGGTTGCTAGATAACTGGGATTGTTATGTTGGTGTAAGTTTCATCTATCGTACAGACCCTACCAAGACTGCTAAAGACTTGGGCTACTTATACCTTCCGCAAGAAGTTGTAGATGAGGTTGCATACCAAGAGTATGTTAAGACACTAGGTGAAGTTGACCTAAATAATACTAATAGTTTTGATGAAATCACCGATGCAGAATGTGCAACAGGTGCTTGCCCTATTAAATAATTAGCCAAATAAAAAGCCCCCGCGTCGAAAGATTCGGGGGCTTTTTTGTCGTCAAAATTTCTTACCGTGCGCCTATGCACTTACCCAAAAATACGCTGCATAATTTCTTATTACCGTGCATTTATGCTCCTGGAGCCCTAAAAGTTGGGTTGCAGTACATAGCAAACTGTTGTATAATTATATCAGTTCTTAGATTTTTAAGGGCTGCGCGATGATACGCAGTATCATATCAATCCACAACACAGAAATTTATTATATGGATGATACAACGACTGGCGTACCTATTTCTACAGCAGCTGCTGAAGAAGCTATGGATGCGCTTAAAAAACAAGCTAGCTTTGCAGAAGAATACTATGCAAAACTAGCCTCTCAAGTTAAAGAAACTTTAAAGGAAAATAAAATGGCAGAAATTATGACACCAAGTATGATTATGGGTGGCGGCGGAGACGGCGGCCTAGGTTTTGGTAGTGGCGGTGGATTGATCGGTGGATTGATCTTAGGCAGCCTACTACGTAATGGTAATGGCGGTTTATTTGGCGGCGAAAACGGTGCCGGAGCAGCTGGAGCAATGCTACGCAGCCCTCCAGAACAAGTAACTGCAAATATGCAGTTAATGCAAAGTATTGGTGCTGTTGATAAGTCGGTTGCAGTTAATGCTGCAACTTTTGAAGCTTCACAAGCTAACCAAAGTTTAGGTCTTACTAATCAGTTCAACAATATTACGTCTAGCTTAGCTTCACGTATTGCTGATGTTAACCAAAACGTAATGGAAAATCGTTATGAGTTGGCTAAAGACATTGCAGCTGATGGAGCTCAAACACGCGCACTAATTACAGCACAATACGAAGCTACATTAAATCGTCAACTAGGCGATGCTAATGCAGAAATTATTGCACTAAGAAGCCGTGCAGCTCTTGATGCAGCTACTAATGGTATTACCCTTACAAATACCAATAACATTAACCAGATGCAGACTCAGCAACAACAGCAACAACAGTACGGCCAATTGGCTAGTATGATCTGGGGCTTAGGTCAGTCTATTCGTTCTACAAACGAAGCAATCAACGTTGGTAGTGGTACACTAACAGCTAACCCAAGCAACACAAATACTAACATTCGTTAATATTAAGTGTTTTAAAAGCCCCCAAGACCACAAGTCGTGGGGGCTTTTTTATATGGAGAATTAAATGTATCAAACACAAAATCAAATGTTACTACCGCCCCTTCCCTTGTTTCCATTATTTCCTGGGATTTGTAGCGATAACGACTTATTTATAAACAACACTATTTCCGGACCGCCAGGACCTCCTGGTCCGGCCGGTCCAGCCGGTCCAACTGGTCCCCAAGGAATTGCAGGCCCAACAGGTCCTGCTGGACCAACAGGGCCTGCTGCTACCTCAAACTTTGCTGACTTTGTTGCGCTAATGCCACCAGATAATGCTGCAACAGTTGCTCCAGGCGCAGATGTGCAGTTTCCTGTAGATGGGCCTACGTCGGCCACAACTATTACACGCATATCTCCTAGCTCTTTTAACTTATCAGAAGTTGCCTCATACCTAGTACAATTTCAAGTTAGTGTAGACGAAGCTGGACAACTTATATTAACACTAAATGGTGTTGACGTAGCTTATACTGTTTCGGGGCGTGCAACAGGTACAAGTCAAATTACTGGATCAGTAATTATTACAACTAATGTACTAAACTCTGTTTTAACTTTACGCAACCCGGCAGGAAATGCTGCTGCACTAACAATTACACCCAATGCTGGAGGCACAAGACCGGCTTCTGCACATCTTGTAATTATTGAGTTGACTCCATCTGTTGCTTTAGCAGCAGCCAATAGTGGTATATCTACTCCAGTTATTGAACTACCTACAAGTAATGCCTTGGGACTAGTTCAAGTAAAAATAGCTAATACTAGCTACACAGCATCACCTAGCGATTACTATATTGGCGCTAATACTAAAGGCATAACTATTAAGTTGCCCGTAGGTGTATTAGGTAAAACTTATGTAGTAAAAAATCAAGTAAATGGCAACATAACCTTGACAGCTACCGGGGAACAGCAAATTGATGGTGATGACAGCAAAACTTTAGATTCTAATGACTGTGTTACTGTAATATTTAACGGCACTCAATGGGCTATAGTTTCAGGAAAATAAAATGGAAGACTTAAAAATGGCGGTTAAAAACGCCTTTGCAACAACTTATGCGTTCTTAGTAAAAGCCGAAAACTTTCACTGGAATGTAACTGGCCCGGATTTTATGCAATATCACGAGCTATTTGGTAAAATTTATGATGAAGTAGATGACGAGCTAGACGACTTTGCTGAACGCGTACGTGCAGTACGTTGTTTTGTACCTGCTAGCTTTTCACAACTAGCTGAACACTCCAGCATTACTGACACGCTGGAAGTATTACCAAAAAATGAAATGTTACGCACACTATACGTAGATAACGGAAAAGTACACGAAGAATTGTTAAAAGCATATGCTCTTGCAGAGCAATATGCTGAACATGGTTTAAGTGCCTTTTTAAGTGAACGTATTGATGCACATCGCAAACACGGATGGATGCTGTACTCAAGCATGGACATATAAACAAAAAGCCCGCTATAGCAATATAGCGGGCTTTTCTTTTACTGAGTGTCTTCTAAACTATCTTGTTCATCAATGTCGTTGTAGTCCACAATATCTTCAGGAGCTAACTCGGAAAATACTAATACTAGTATATCACGATACGGCTGGTCTACAAGGTGTAAGTCTAGTAGGTAAGTATCTAGGTGATTATTTCGTAACAGCTGCGCATGGTACATAAACTGGCCAAATGCATCTAGACTTTCACTAATATTTTCATTAGCGTAATCTTCTAGTGTTTGTGCTGCTGCTTGCAGCATTACTTGAGGTATTTGTGCCTTAGTTACATTAGCTAATCTTAGTGCCTTGGCTTCACGGGCGCGCATAATTTGATTACGTTTTGCAGTACTCCAACTGTAACCACCATCTCCGCCCCATAAGTCCCAAGCTACTCTGCCTTTACTAGGAAAACCTTCTTCTCCGCTCCGAAAACCAGTAGCTTTTTTATCTGGTTCATGACGGCTAAAAAATGAGTACATACGTAGTACAACACTTTCACTTAGAGGTTCCCGGTCTTTTAGCTGATTAGCTCTAGCTAGTCCAACCAGCGTACCGCCAGGTTCACCGTCTTCTTTCCATTTTAAGGCACGCTTTGCAGCAGTAGCCATACCTGTTGTTGGTTTATATGTTTTTGCCATATTAATTCCTATAAGCCATAATAATCTGTTTACACATCTTACTACGTACAATATCTTCATCTAGGAATTCAATTACTTCAATTCCATCTATATTCTCAAGGCGCTCTACAGCATCTTCAAGCCCACTATCTGGAATGTCGGCTTGTTCTGTATCGCCACTAAAAATCATCTTACAATTTTTACCAATTCGTGATAAGAGCATTTTCATTTCTTCACGAGTACAGTTTTGTGCTTCGTCAACTAATACAATGCAGTTATCAAATGTAGTTCCTCGTAAAAAGCCTAGGGGTGTAGGGTCAATATCTTTTGACTTTAAACAGTATTCGTAAAACCCTTTTCCAAGTGCACGAGTAAATATTGAATCAAAAGGTAGTAGATACGGGGCATACTTTTCTTCTAATGTACCCGGTAGGAAACCTAGTCCGCGACCTGTTTCAATGTTAGGTCTCGTTAGTATAACTTTGTCTACTCGTTTATAGTAAAGTTCGCGTGCAGCATAATTTGCTGCAATAAAAGTTTTACCAGTGCCTGCACTACCTATTCCAAATATAACGTCATTATTCTCAATTGCATCTAGGTATTCACCTTGTACAAAGTTTAGTGGTTGAACTTCTTTAAAGGTATAGTTTCGTTGAGGCTGAGGTTCTTCTACGCCCTCATGCTTACTTTGACGCAGTCTAGACTTTTCTTCTTGCGAAGGTCGATTACTAGACTTCTTTGCTGGAAAGGTGCGATGTGATTTACCACTATTTCTTGCCATGTACTTCCTTGTTGGTTTATAAAAATCTCGGGTAACGCATAATTGTACCACGAGATTTACTAGGTGTCAATTGAAAATTTACTTAGCCTTTTTATCAGGAACTTTGGTTCCCTCAAGTTTCTTGTGTACTTTTACGTCTTTACACACTTGCTTAACTTTTTTAGTTTTAACATCAGTTTGATCTACACAAACTTTTTTAGTTTCAGCGGCAAACGTTGGGTTATTATAAGTTATTGCAAAAATTCCCGCTGCCATTAATACGGCCCAAATTACTTTTTTCATTCAAATCTCCGGTTGAGGTGCTGGTTGAGGTGCTGGCTTGCCATTAACCATTCGTACTTCTGCAATAGAAGTTCCATTAAATCCCGCTGTAGTACTAAAACTTGGCTGTGGAGCTAATACTGGCTCAGGCTTAGGAATGTACGATGTTTTTGCAGCTGCTGCTGCATTGTCTTGAGCTTGTTTCATCATGGCCAATGTAGCATCGACTTCTTCTTTTGATCCACCTGCTAACATAATACCACTTAGTGTTCCTGTAAGAAAAGTAGCAATTGGTACAATTAGTTCAAAGAATTTTTGGTCAATAGGACTAATTGCATTTAGTGGCTGTGTTACGAAAATAAGTGAGTACAGTACTACGAAAACAATGCCAGTTAATGTTAGTGCTAGACATACACCTATGAAAAACTTTAAGCGAGCCATTAACTGCTCGTCTGTGTATAGAAAGTTATTATTTGACATTACATTTTACCTCTGGTTTATTAGCTAGACCAAGTTGTTGTTTAGCTAGAATATTCTGTGCTTCTTCGGGCGGACCTAGTCGAGGATCGCGCTGACCTTTAAATACGTGTTCCGGACAGGTTCGCGTTACATCGCACTGTGGTTTTTGACATATCGCTTTATCCCAGTTGTCTGGGTTTTGGCAAGGGTACCGAAATCTGTCTTCACTACAGTATGCTAAAGCAATAGGTATTAGTAGTAGCAGTCCTAACCATTTAAACATTTTTAAATCATTCATTATTTACCTGCTAGTGGGTTATCAATAGCTTTCTGAATCTTAGAATCTACTGAGCTATTTAGCTTTTCAATCTTAGTATCAGTATCTCGTTTTAACTTATCCATATCGTCGCGAGTACGCTGAATTGATTGTTCGACGTTTTTAGTTAAAAGCTTTAAGTCTTGGTCCGCTTCACGTTGAGTTAGCTTAACAGCACGTTCAATTTGTTCCGTTAGTGTCTCATTACGACGAATATCTGCTTTTAAATCTGTTTTAATATCACGAGTATAGTCAGTTGTTTTGGAAGAGTTTTCTTCAATTACTGCCAGGCGCTTATCAAATTCTGATAAGTCTGGTGATACGTACTCTGCAATTTTCTTTTTCATTCCTTGGTAGTCTTTGTATACTTCAAAGGCTCCATATAACCCACCAAGAAGGGAGCTTACTAAGGTAAACGCAACCATAAGCTTGGCAGGAGTAAACTCATATCCACCAATACTAATAACAGTATCTTTACTAGCATACTTTTTTGTAGCAGCTTCCATGCTGTCAATTTTAGCGTTGACGTTTTTGATTTCTTCGGACATAATTACTTTCCTTTATACTGTAATTCTACCATTTGATTATGTAGCGAATCATTACCGCTAAATAGCTTTAAATTACTACGGTTATCTATGGTTTTTTGACTGCCGTAAATTGTGAACGGTTTATACGCAACAGCATCTTGTAAAATTGCTTTTGAGTATGTATCAAAACCAGGAGTATACCCCATAGCTTCAATAACTAGATTTTGCACCTGTTTTTGCTGCTCCATATCATTAGCTTTACCTATACTAGCAGCTAAAGCTTTACCCGACTCTACAGCTTTGGCTTTTGCAGCAGCTTCACGTTTGGCTTGTACTTCTTGACGAGCAGTTGGTGCAGGCTTAGGACCTCCCGCATCAGCAGATTGTGTTTGCTGAGGGCCTGCTGGTTTTGCTTCCTGTTTTTGTGCTGGTGGTGCAGGTGCGGCCGGTGGTGCAGATACTAATTGTACAGGAGCTGCAGGGGAACCTCCACTAGCTGATGCTGGTTTTGTTGATATTGCTTTATCAACGTTTACATCACCAGTTGGAGATACTCCAGTAGAAACACTACCGTCCGTGGATATAGTAGTACTAGGTGCATCAGTAGCAACAACAGTATTAGCCGGGTCGTTTGCTTTAGTAGCTGCAGTATTTGATAGTGCAGAATTTACAGCTGCAGAGTTACTAGTATTAGTTAAGTACTTTATAGCATAAGCGGTAGCATAACCTTCACACTTATTACTATATAGTGAGTCAATAATACACTTAGATTTTAAATAAGCAACATCGTATCCAGGACAGTCCGTAGCATATAAGGCATTTATTGAACATTGCTGAGTTTTATACGCAGTGGCATATCCAGGACAGTCGGTTGCATATAAAGCACTTATTGAACACTGCTGATTTTTATAAGCAGTGGCGTATCCAGGACAGTCCGTAGCATATAAAGCATTTATTGAACACTGCTGGGCTTTATACGCAGTAGCGTAACCAGAACACGTAGTAGAATACATTGGGTTCAAAGAGCACTGTTGATCTAAGTACGCTCTTGCATATCCAGGGCAATTTACATCATACAATGGGTTTATTGAACACTGCTGCTGGTAGTAGGCATTTTGATACCCGCTACAAGATGTACTGTATAGTGGATTAATAGCACATTGACTAGTTGTATACGCAGACTCGTATCCTGAG